GCCTTTTTGCCTCCCCCCTTTTTGCCTTTTTGCCTCCCCCCTTCTTTCCTTTTTTTAACCTTATATATATATGAATATATATTTCTTTCTTTTTAATAATAATAAAAAAAATAATTATAATAATAATTATAATAATGATGTAATCAAGGTTACGAGGTTACAAACAAAAAAAAGCAGAGAGAGAAGCGACAGAACCAAGATATAATAATTAAATTGAGTAATTCAAGAATACATTCCTTTTCTTACATTCAGGTAAAGATGGTATCACATTAATTAAAAATTATTTCAACTTAATTCGCCATTAAAAAATATTAAACTATATTTTGTTCCCATCAAATCATTTGTATTCCAATGTTCCAATTTAGAACCATCAAATATCACAGGATGGCAATCAGCATCATATTCAACGTCATCAATAAAAATTTTACAACCAGTGTAATCTCCAAATGAGACCAACATTGATTTCCCAACATTTTTACTATCAGTATGTTTAGGACATACAACATTTTTATTTACGTGAATTGATGTAAATTTAAAAGGACAATAAATATTTCCAATTCTTAATAGTTCATTATATATTTCAGGATACTTGATTGATTGAGTTGATAAATCAAATAATTTTCCAGTTTTTCTAGTTCCAAATCTTGCTCTTGTATATCCGAACGTTGTTGAACGATGACCTTGTGGAAAGTCTCTACGATTACTTTTTTCACCTTTTTTTGGAATATTAATATTTTCCAACATAGTATATAAAATACTAAATTCACTCGCTGAAATATTTGGAAGTTTCATGACATCATTCATCATACATTAAGAAAATATTATTTAAATCCAATAAAAAAATAAACCATTCAAAATCTAATTTACTGATAATTATTATTTTTTCTAAAATAAAAAATACATAATACATTTTTTTATATTAAAAGGAAACATTCTTTTTAAAATAAAATATTAATTCAACTTTTAGTTTTTTGATATTCTTTAACCATTTCACAAATCCAAGCAAAAGCAAATCCTACAAGAATTCCTATCATTATACATATACACGTACATTTTTTTTTAAATAAATTAATCACAAATTATAAACCCGTATTTATTTGAAATGTAATCAATTAAAGATTCGTCTGTAGTCCAAAGGTGATAATCCTCATTCAATTCAAAAACATAACTATGTAAAAAATTCTTTTCTTCATCATAACATAATACTTGAATTGTAGCAAATTTATTTAATTCTAAACTTAAAATTTTAATTTTAATTTTAGTGATCACTTGTATTAAATCGCAAGGTTCAATATTCATATATACGTCCATGTATAATTATGCTATATTTTATTTTTCCTACATTTAACTTTGTTTTTCTATATTAATTAGCGACCGCGAGAGAGCGAAGCGATGTGTGAAACAGCGCAATTGCTTTTAACCAATTCTCGTAAATCTAAATTGAGAATATAAATCATTATTCATAAATTGTAATCTACTGGCAGTTCCATATGTACATCTCAACATAAAATAATAAGTAGTTCCATTAGATCCGTTCGCTACAAATCCCGCTGTATTTAATGATATTCTTGAGCCGACAGGAAAAAGTGAAGCCGCGTTTCCGTGATACAGGGCTAAATTACGAGATTGACTTAAACTCGTACTTGACAGCGAATATCCAGCAATACATTGTGCGATTGATGTAGTACCAGTGATAGTAGCTATTTCCGCATTCAATGTAAATAAATACGAACCCGCGTCAAGTGTGACTGAACCGAGATTATATAAACTTCCACTAGTTAAAATAAATGTTGCTGTCAGTGATGCTGTAAAAATCGTTCCAATAGCATTTAATTTAGTTTCATCTGCTACGGAAAATGCTGACGCTTGCGTAGTATTATCAGGAAATTTTAAAGTTGTTCCAGCACCTGATAAAGTTAAATTTCCTTGTATAATTGTATTACCACTGACATCTAATGTAGTATCACATTTAACAGCAGTTTTCATATTAACTTCTTCATATGACATACGCAGAGTAGGGACTTCAACATTCGATAAATTACTATGACTCCAGTTAGAATAATATTTCTGTGAGTTAAATAACCCTTTATTATATATGACCAATCCTGATGTAGTCGCTGTATTTGGAACATATTTAATACTTGCTCCAAAAAATAAAGAAGGGTTACTATCTCCAAGATATAAATTATTATTGTATGAAATTGTAGCATTACTATCTACATATAAAGGCATATTCATATACGCTTGAGTATGTTGAAATTGAAATGATTTAATATTACCAACCCCATCTTTAACTGAAAAATACATATAAGCATTTGGTGTATTATTTAGAAATCTGAACCCAGCAAACGCAGGGTCATAATACGCAGTTAAATTATTACCTGTTGGATTTGCTGGGTCTCTAATAATCATATTACCAGTAATATCAACATTATTTTTAAAAAAAGAATTTCCTGATATATCCAAAGTATTCGAATGTATATTATTATTCGCAACAATATTATTATTGAATGTTGCTACATCACTGGCAGTCATTTTTTTCATTGCCAAATTTCCTGAAATATCTACCGACGCATTACAAAATACATAACTATTGAATGAACTGACATTGTTGAATATAGAAAATCCATTTACATCCAACATTTTCAATGTTGTATTTCCTGAAATATCCACGGACGAATTTGCTGTAACTGGTCCATTGAATATTGCTGTTCCATTATGAGTAGTTGTATTAAAAATGCTATTATTTGATATGTCAAGTGATAACCCGTGAATATTACCATTTCCAATCAATGAAGCATTTGTAATTATTGGTGAATTGAAAGTACATATTCCTCCACTTGTTATTTGTTTTGTTGTCATTGATCCTTTGAAATTACTATTACCACTCACATCAAAAGTATTTGAATGTAAATTTAAATTCATGAAAACATCATTATTAAATGTTGATATTCCACTATGAGAACTTGTATTGAAAATAGAATTATTACTGACATCCAACGTAGAAGCGTGAATATTACCATTTCCAACAATGTTATTATTAAATGTTGCTAAATCATTTGCTGTTATTTTTTTGACTACAAGATTTCCTGATATATCAACATTTGAATTGAAATTAGATGAATTATTAAAATTAGAAATTCCATTAACGTTTAAATTTGACAAATTTGAATTTCCTGTTACGTTCAATAATCCTGTAATATTTAATGAATGGTCCATCACAACATCATCTTTAAATTCAATTACTCTTCCTACATCAACATCAAATATTAAATTTTCATCTGTCTTGCCATTAATTTCTGATACAGAATTAATTATTCCAATGTTTGCTATGTCAGCATTTATTTCCCCAGCATCAATTTTTAATAATCCATTCATACTTTTAGATATTTTACCAGCACCTGATAAATACATTTATATATGTCCACTTTTAAAAAACTGGAGGAAAAGCGAAAGGTTCTTATCATTTTTTTTCTTGAAAGAAATGATAATTTTTCTATATTAATGTTCCTGTCGCTTCGCTTCCTGTCTTTCATGAATTGGAATTTTACATAAAGGGTCTTCAAATTTCTTTAAATTCATATTAGTATAAGCATTCATCTCACTCTTGAAATTTTCAATTATTTCTTCGGTTGTAGCAATTTGATTTTCATTCAACATGTGTCTGTATCTATCTAAAAAGATTATGTAAGTCAGTGGGTTCTTATAGTTCAAAAATTCACAACTACCAATAATTTCAGTAATACAATTTTCAATTTCAAATTTATTCATCTTACATTACATTTAGAAAAAAAAATTATTTTCTTTACATAAAATATAATGAGTAAAAGAAATATCAAAAAGTTGCCAGTCATTGAAAATAAATCAGAAGTTGTTGAACAGGGAGCTATGCTCCCTTGTGAACCCACCGACCGCAAGCGGAATTGCGTTGATGAAGTCGAAGAAACCAAAGAGCCCGAAGTACGTGAAGTTGAACCTGTGGCATCTCTAAAATCCAAACCAAAAAAAAGTGAAAAACAATTAGAAGCATTTAGAAAAGCAAGAGAAAAGAGATTAGAAAATATTGGTAGAAGAAAACAAGAAATTCAAGAATTGGAAAAAGACGCTAAAGAACAATTGGATAAAAAAATAGTTAGTAAAGCAATTAGCATTAAAAAAAAATTAATTAAACAAAATGCTGAATTGGATGATGCGGTTAGTGATGATGATAGTCCTCTTGAAGAAGTGATGAAAATTGCTAAGAAAAAACCAACCAGAGTTCAAACTAAAAAAGTGAAAATTTCTGAACCCGAACGTGAACCCGAACAAAATCAACCTGAACCTCAATACCAACAACAATACGCTCCTCAAGTAAAAACTTTCAAATTTCTTTAAATTAATAATAATAAAGTAGTTGTTAAAAATCCTTTAATTCCATACTTTATTATTAAAAATTTGAATACTTTATTGAATATGTAATTCACCATTTCTGTTATATAATCAATTTCATTATAGAAACTTTCTTTTCATCCAATCCCATAAAATCATACGAACTTTGTAATTTAATTCAACTTTTCTAATTAATTGATTTTCATAAGCAAAATCTATTTGAGACCTAATTTGATTGTATTCCAATTGAGATATATTTCCACTAAATACTTTAGTTAATATTTCAACTACGAATTCTTTTTTATCGATATTATATTTTTTTTTGACAAGTTCTTCAACGCAATAACAAACGAAAAGTATTAATTCATTATCTACGTGATTATTTTCTTTCAATTTTGACATGTCAATATCTTGATGTATTTTATTAACTATACACTGCTCAATTGTATGAAGTTTTTCTTTTTTACGTAATGAGTTTTTAGTCTTGATGTAATGTAAAGGGTTAGACATCATATATACTTTATATTGAAAATATTTCACTCAAAATAAAGATATCTCAATTCATTTGTTCGACCCCAAGCGAAATTGGTTTATTGTAAAATTCTAACTTCACGAGTATTGATGTCAATTTCGATGAGAGCATCATATAGAGCAAATAATCTTAGTTGGACTGACTGAGCAGTAGCAGTATTTATGTTGAGACGAACGTTGATTGGTGCTAAAAGTGAGGAAACTCCTGTGAGCATACTAGTACTAGATGGGACACGTTCTACATTCGCCCCAACCACGAAAATGCCAGGAGCAGTGTACGCATCTGGATAACTAGCACTGGTGACATTCCAAGTGCCTGGACTTAATCCGAGAGTTGAAGATATGATATTTCTATTACCAAATAATGCTAAACATAATTCACTGAGAATTCCAGATTTATTATTTGTCGTTGACATCGGTCTTGGTGGATACAGAACTCCTCCAATCTCAAATTGGTAATCGCCATTATTTGTCGTGATGTCGATGGCACTATGTTTACCATTTCCAGTTGTAGGTCCTGGTGGTAATGCTGGGCTGTTATGTAAAAATAATGATTTAATTGAGGCAAGGCGGTAATTGAATGGTAGTTGAAACGAACCTGAAGAACCACTGGCGAGAGGTTGAGAACCAGTAGAAACGGAAGAAGATTTCAAAACAATTTTTCCTGATTGATTTGCTAAAGATGCGTAATATGCTTCGACAGCAGGGTCAAAATTAATTACGTCGTAACACAATTCAAAATTCGTCAAAGTGTATCCAGTTGGAATATTTGTAGAGTTGAACATGTTGTTGATTGTATCCAAAGTCAAAATTATTCTGACTGCTCCAAATAAAAATAATGGAACATAACTCTCACATAAACTCAATACACAGGGAAGAGGAGCACTGAGAAAAAATGAATCAGGACTTGCTGTCAATAGACGTCCATTAACAGAATTCATTGAAAAATTGGTTGCTAATCCGCCATAACCCAAAGCTTGAGATAATCCTTGTTTTGCTGCTACATCAGTTTTGAGATTAACCATATCTTCACAATACAAATTATAATCAGTGATAGTTTCGGTTACTTGTGAATTGAAAAGCATTTGAAATTGATAAAATGGACTATACGCAGGGCAACCAATCATCTGACCTGAAGCTCCTGCCATCCCAGTAGCAGTGAATTTTGCTCTGTAGTAAAAACTTGCTGGATTTAAAAATCCACGACCAGTTACCAAGTCTAAAATGATTTGTTGATTTTCTGTGAATGATGAACCATTAATTGGATTTGCGACCATTGAATTACAAGAAGTTGAAGGAGGTAATTGTCCTAATTGTTTTGGGGCGACTTCTGATGGTAAAGACATTATATAAATTATACTCACATAAAAAGACTTTCAAAATAAGAAATATCAAAAATTCCTTAATTGAAATAATTAGGATTTGTTTTCATCAAAAAATCTAAATCTACTACATTCGGGTCTTCGATGATTTCAGGTTCTTCGGGTAAATCACGTTGAATTTCGTCTGAAGTTTTCGTTTCAACAATTGGTGCTGTTTCAATTGGTTCATTTTCATTCAATGTAGTCATTTTTCTTATAGCATTGTAATTACCTCTTCTAAATGTGCTTAAAACGAATGTCATGGACCAATCACAATTATTGAAATTAATTAAATTTCCATATTCATCTGTAACTCTAATGTCGATATTATTCATTTCGAATACTCTCAATTTCGAACCAGTTTCTCCAGTAGTATTGTAATAATTAATTTGTCCCCAAGGTGCTTGGTCGTTAATAATTGTGCTAATTATAGCAGTCGTAGCATAATTAGTTGAATCTAAATTAGAACTACTAAACTGAGGACAATAAATTTTTAATTTTTTAATTCCTAATAAATTTAAAGCAAATGGAGCAATTAAAATATCTGCCACTGGATAATAATCAGTTCTGTAATCAAATCCTAAAATTCTAAAACACGTGGAAGATACGTGATTAATGCTGTGAAAAATTCTATCACCAGTTTTTTTATATTCCATAGTAATTATTCCATTAATTTCATTTAATGTTAAAACGAAAGTATGTCCGTTTAAATGAAAAGCGTCAATCATTGATGTGAATAATGTTTTGTAATCATAATTACCAACTGGAATAGTAATCGAATAATTCGTATAAACTCCTAGATGGAATATAGTGTAATTTAAAATATGATTTGAGTAATTGACAATATAAAAACTAACTGGAAAAACAGCACTATCAAGACCTCCCTCCAAATATTCTACATCATCATCACGAGATATGATATTTGGAAATGAAAATTTTAAATCAGACAAGAATGAACCATTATTGAAAATAGTTGCGTCATTACTATTAATGTTGATAATTTTTTTTTCTTTAATGTATTCTGACATTTATATATATCTACTATCATTTTTTTTCTAGAAATGTTCAGTTTAGAAATCATTCAGTTCAATTTCATCTTCTTCAGCAACTGGTTGTAATATTCTTTTTTCTCTTTCTATGTCAATTTCATCTAGATAATATTCAATTCGGTCTTTAGCCTCTTCAATCAATTCTTTGTAATCTTCAATAGTATTATCTTTCTCATCCATTTCAAGTTTTGTTTTTATTAAATCTTTGATATTTTTTTTATATTCTCTAATTATTTTTTTTTGTTCTTTTATATCTGCTTCGTGTTGTTTTTCTATTGCTGATTTATTACCTACTCCTTTTGGTCGTCCTGAACCAGGTTTCCTAGTTATTCCACTTTCTTTCATATCTTCTTCATCTTCATCTTCTACATCAAATTTAACTTTCATTTTTGGTTTGATTATTTCACTTGGTTCAATTTTAACTTGGACTGGTTTGACTGGTTTGACTGGTTTGACTGGTATTTTTGAAAAACTTGTTTCAAAAAAATCATCATTCCATTCATTATTTTCATCTTCTTCTTCGGTTGATGCTGGTTCGATGAATTGTCTTCTTTTTTCCATTTCTCTAGCCATTTGTCCCATCATTCCTCCAACTGCTTCAGGTCCTGAACCTTTAGTTTCATCTCGTTTTTTCATTATTTCATCGATTGTTTGTTGTCTTCCAGTTTCTATTTTTTTTGCTCTTTCTCTGATATCTCCAAATATATTCGTTGTTCTGTCAGTAACTCCAGTATCTGATGTCATGCCAGTAGCTGACGTCATTTCAGTCATTTCACTTGGTGCTTCACTTTCAGCATAATCTCTACCTTTTCTTGTCCTAATTTCTCCTAACATTGCTAGACTTTCAGGAGTTAAACTTACAAATTTTTGAATACCTGAAGCTTGAATATCTTGTGTTGGTGCTGTAAATTCTCTTGGAATTGGAGGTGGAGGTTGTGCTCTAGTTGGAGGTGGAGGTTGTGCTCTAGTTGGAGGTGGTCCTTTAGGTGGAGGTGGTCTGTTATCGGTTTGTGTTTCCATTTCTCTTAAAGTTGCTGATACTGCTGATGGAATAGGTTTAGTTTGTGTTCCAAAATCTGAAAATGATGGTTGTTCCATTTGAATTCCAAAATCTCTGGATGATGGTTGTTCCATTTGAGTTCCATAATCTGTGCTAACACTTCTATCAGTTTGTATATTTTTATTGGAAAATGTAGTATCAAATGAATTATCAAATTCACTCATTGATTCTTGAACCCATTCATCTACGTCAGCAAATGAATTTCCATAATCGACAAATGAATTTAATTCAGTCGTATTAGGAGAAATTGGTATTCTCGCTTTCGGAGGTTTAATTTTTTTTGGTGGAGCAATTGTAGCATAAAATGAATTATCAAATTCATTCATTGATTCTTGAACCCAGTCATCTACGTCAGCAAATGAATTTCCATAATCAACAAACGAATTCATTCTTGGTTCATCTAAATCTCCAAATCCTATTAAATTTGAAATTATATTTTGGTTTGGAGTAAAATTATCAAATGTATTCAATTCAATTGCGTTAGGAGAAATTGCTTTTATTGGTTTTATTGTTGGTACTTTTGCTTTTGGAGGTTTAAATTTTGTTGTTGGAGCAATTGGAGTAATGGTTGGAGCAGCCCAATTCCGCTTGGGGTCGGACGAAGAACCAGTTGGAATTGAAATTGCTGGTGAAATTATTGGTGAAATATTTATTGGTGCTGTTGTAGTTGTAGGTGGTGTCACTGGTAGTGTAGTAGTTGGAACTGGTGGAGTAAAATATGTAGCAGGTTGTTGAGTTATAAACATTGGAACATATTGTGGTGTCGGAAATTGCTGTAATTGTTGTTGTGGTTGTGATTTTCTTACACTAGTTGATTTCCTTCTCCTTCTTCTGCTTGGTTTATCTCCAAGACTAATATTTATTTTGACATTTTGTTTTTGTTGTTGCTGTTGTTGTTGTTTTGCTTTCTTTTGTTTTTGTTTCTGAACGTCTTTTTTCTTTGATACAACCATTATACTAAACAATATATTTTTTTTTATTTAAAGTAAGTCTTTAATTCTTCAAAAGGATTTACAGGAAGTTTAATCTTATCAATTTCTTTTTGTTTATCAATCATGTATAATAATCTAACTTGTTTTTTTGCGTCTTGTAAGGTTGAATGTTTTGAATGTATTTGATTAGTTTTCGCATTCTTGACTTGATATAAATCTTTGTTTCTTAATTTACGTATTTTATAAACCATAATTTATACTTACGTATATTGAATAAAATAATTTATAACCTATAATATAATAATATAATGATGTCAATAGAAATAGTAGAACACAATCATCCTAAATTAAAAATACCTGAATGTGTATGTGATAATGAATTACATCCAGTATTGAACAATTATGAATTGCTAAAAATAGCATTCAATAAATTATCTAGTGCTACTCTTATTATTGGAAAACCAGGGCAAGGTAAAACAACATTCGTTCAAAGTTTATTTAGTAATAAAAATGGATTGCGAGGAAAGTATTCTAAAATATATTTGTTTTGTCCGCCTAGGTCTAGAGAGAGCATGTTAGATGGAGCATTAAATCAATTAGAACCTGAAAGAATTTATGACGAATTAGATTACGAGGATTTGGATGAAGTGATGGAATTATGTAAAATGGAAAATGATAATGATTTAAAAACTAAATTAAAATTTTGCTTAATTTTTGATGATATGGGAGCATATCTAAAAAATAAATCAACAATAAAATTATTCAATGAATTAATGATGAATAGAAGACATTTAAGAATATCAGTGATATTTTTAGTTCAAACATTTTATTCAGTTAGTCGTGAGATGAGAAGATTATTTTCAAATTTTTTCATTTTCAAAGTTAATAAGAGAGCATTGATAGAAATATTTGATGAAATTTTAGAAGAAAAAAATAAAGATTTAATCAATGATGTTGCTAAATTAGTTTATGATAAACCTCATACATTTTTATACATTAATTCGGATAATGGACGTATGTTTAAAAATTGGGATGAAATCATCATTAAAGAAGATGATTAGTTGTTATTTGGAATTATTTTTTTTAATAGAATATGTTATATACTTATGAAATTATCTTCCAATATTTTCAAAAAATCCTCACAAGGGGCAGCAAATATTTTCAAGAAAGCGTCAGATGTTGGAGAAGATGTATTTAAAAAAGCATCAGGAGCAGTTAAAATGATTAAGGAACAAGGACCTGGAATAGCAGAACAAATTTCAAAAGGTTCAGGACAAGCAGAAAATATTTTAGGAAAAGTATCTAAAATATCAGGTAAAATCGCAAGTAATCCGATAACACAAACCTTACCATTTGGTTCAGTAATTGCTTCAGGTGCTGGATTATTATCGACAGCAAGTAGAGCAGGAGCAAAAGGAGCAGGACAAATTTCAGAGGCAAGTGATCTTAGCAAATATCGTAAGGGAGGGGTAAATAAACAATTAGAAAATGTTAGAGATATTCAAAATCGTGGAAGAGAAATTGAAAGAACTGGAAGAGAATTAGGAAATGTATTTATGTAAAATTATTTTATCTCAAGTATAATATATAATGGCAACAATGAATAATTTTGTATTGGTGATAAATAGTTCAGATTTTTATCAAAGATTTACAAATGTTAACGACCAAACATACTTGATGAATAATACTAATATTCCCGAAGGACAATATAAATGTAGATGGTCTTATAAATCAGGATTTGAGGCAACAGCTGCTTTTCTCGTGTATCCAACTATTTATTTAAGAACAGCAACATCTCAACAATCATATAGCGCAAATTCTGCTGGTGGAAATCAAGTTAGTTATTGTTTAGGACCAGCAAGACAATTTATCAATACAGCAAACACTACAAGTTATTATTTCTCAGGACCAAATGATAATGTGAATTTTTACTGGAATTATAGACCAAGTAGCGAAATTAGAATAACATTGAGAAATGGTGTTGGTCAAACATTATATTCGGGTTCAAGTGATTATATATTAATGATTGAAATGGAAAAAATAGATTAAGTAAATTAATAGTTTAAGTGTGCTCCAGTGCTCCATTGCTCCAGTGTGAGAAAAGGAATTAATTAATTATTATAAT